CTATAAGGGACTGCCGCAATGCCGTTTAATCAGATTGGTTTTGGTCCAAAAACCCAAGCCTTTAACTCAATTCCGATAACCTTGCAGTCCGGGCAAGTCTACGTTTTGCCTTCCGGGCAGTATCAGGTATTGCCNGGAACTTACACGTTCATGCAGTGGTTTGACCCCACCATTCAGAACTGGCGTCCAATGCAGACGGTAGCCCAGTCTGATACGCAGCTTGTTTCGTCTGACGGGTACAATTACCGGTTGGCAAATTTAACCGGCGGCGTAGTGGGGGCATCAGTCACCACCACCGGGTCAGGCGCGACCAACGGGATTTATACCCCAGCGGGTATTACCATTCCCGGCGCACTCCCGCAAGTTTCCGGGTCTACTGCGTTCATGAGTTTTTCGGGCGGCGCGGGTACGGTTACGCCGTCGGGCACTGTTATTGTGGGTGGCGCGGTCAATACCACGCTGTCTTTAAGCACGGTTGCAGGAACTTCGGGCACGTTCTTGGCGGGCTCGGCGTATACACGCGCCCCCACTTTGCTTGTTTCCGCGCCACCTCCGGGCGGCATTCCTTGCACCATGACTTGCACCATTTCGGGTGGTGCCATTAATGCGGTAACGGTAGTCAACCAGGGCGCGGGTTATTTGACCGCGCCTACGGTGACTGTTGTCAATCATCCGCTGGATACCACGGGTAACGGCGGGGCAATAACGCCCAACACTACCCTTGCAGGGTCGGGCGGCGTAACCGGCATTGTGATGCAGAACATGGGCGCTGGTTATACCACCGCCTCGCTACCTTCCATCACCATTACCGGCGCGGGTTCGGCGGCAGCTTCTCCTATTTTTTGCTGGACGGCAACCTCAGTCACGTTTACCGGCCCTACTAACCAGGGTAACGGAAACATGTCTTTGATTATGTCGGCACTGGCAACAGCGCCCACGTTGACTAACCCGGCGCAGACTACGGGCTTGTTTACGCCCCGCACTGGTTACACGTCCTACACGACGACGGCGGGTCCGACGACCACCACTATTATTGACGGCGGTTTGCACCAGGCAACACCGGGCGCAATTCTTGTGGCAAACTATAACGGTACTGCCTCGGCGGCAATTACTGTGGCGGTGGTGGGCGGCGGTGTAACGGATATTAGTTACATCTTGCAAGTTTGATTTAAAACGACGGGGGAGACGTCATGATATTTGTAACAAATAAATCTGGGGCGACGGTTAAGGCCAAACATCACGGCACGGACTACGAGTTCAAGCCGGGAGAACAAGTGGCCATAGAAGATTTGGCGGCTCAGCATATTTTTGGTTACGGCATGGCGGACAAAGGCGATGCGTTTTTGCGGCTGGGTTGGCAAGGGACTCAAAAAGACCTTGCCGATCAACTGGCAAAATTTGTATTCCAAGAGGCCAAGGTTGAAATCACGCCAGTGGGCGTAGCAGCGTAATGTGGCAAATACTCTCCAAACCTACCTCACGGAAGTGCGCAGGCTGCTGCATGACGCCAATGCGCAGTTTTGGTCCGACTCCGAGCTAACCGATTACATTAACGACGGACGGAACCGCATTGTAGCCGACACCGGCTGCTCGCGGCTTCTTCAATCCGTGACGTTAAACGTCAGTAATTGCACCGGCACGGGCAGTGGAGGCGCAAACATCACCGGCGTATCGCCCGCCCCCGATCAAACGTGGGTGGGGGGCGCTTTAACGGGCACCGGACTGACCACCACCAACGGCAGTAATGCCGTTGTGCAACAAGTTATCGGCACCACGCTGGTGACCTCGGGGCAAATTACGGCCGGCCCTCTTTCATTTGTGTACTATCAGGAAGCCTATCCTTTCGCGGAATTGCCCGCTAATAGTGCCACACCCGCCATTGACGTCTTGAACATTACCGTGCTTTGGGGCAACACCCGAATTACGCTGGGTTACAAGCCTTGGTCCGAATACAACACGCTTTTGCGCAGCTATGTTCAATATCAGCAGCGCCCGAGCTTTTTTAGCATGTACGGACAATCAACCGTATTTATTGGGCCAATTGCCGACCAAAGTTATGTTTCGGAATGGGATACCGTGGTGATTCCCGTGCCGCTGGTCAACTACACCGACGTGGATACGATTTTGTATCCTTACACCATGCCGGTGGCGTGGTATGCGGCTTACAAGGCGAAAGTGCGCGATCAGTCTTGGCAAGAGTCGGAAATGTTCCAGAAAGAATACATGCGAAAAGTCAAAGAAGCCTTGGTTGCGCAAGTCACCCGCCGGATACCCAACCCGTATCAAAGAGCGTAAGCCATGGCGGCAGCTCGCCAAAGCAACCCGACCGACAAACGAGAATTCAATTTAAATTCGTTTGAAGGGCTAAACACGCGGGCTTTGCGTCAAGCTATTAAGCCCACCGAACAGGCCTGGCTTGAAAACATCATGCCCATTGGGGACGCCAACGCCAAGGTAGTGCCCAACATTTCAGCCCCATTGGCCAGCATCCAATCTTTGACAGGCTCGCCGCGCACGCCGTACTACGCGGAGGGGTTCAATATCATCATCAGCGGAACAGCGACTGACGTGTTGATGATTGCGGACACAACGGGCGATTTATGGCAATTCAACTGCAACACCAACACGCTGAAAGCAGTCTCGTGGAACACGGCTCGCGCTGGATTTTACAAGCAATCTAATTGCGCTCAATGGAAAAACGAACGCATTTTGATTATTGACAATACGCATGGGTATTCAGATTGGAACGGCACTACGCTGACATCCACCGGGTACACCGGGGCGCCGACATCCGGTCAATGTATCCAGGTTTTTAGCGGGCAAGTCTGGATATCCAACAACCGCACGGTGTCTTACAGCACTATTAACGGCTATCAGGATTTTTCCACCAGCAACGGGGGTGCCGGGTCTTTCATCGTGACAGATCCNAATTTGCACTCGTCGATTCAGACGTTGGTAGTCGCCAACAATTATCTCTACATTTTCGGCATCGACAGCATTAATGTCATTTCCGACCCGACCTTGACCGGCACGGCGGGCAGCCAGATATTGACGTTCACCAACACTAACCTGTCTACGGGCGTGGGTTCTCCGTTCCCCATGACGGTTATCCCGTTTTACCGGACGTTGTGGTTTGGCGCGACCAGCGGCTTCTACGGGCTTTATGGCAGCAATTCCAAGAAAGCGTCGATTAATTTGGATGGGGTTTTCCAGCTCATTAATAACGTGGGAACGCCGGCATCGGTGGGCGGCGTCCCGGTTATTTCGGCTGGGCTGGTTGAGATTTACAACATCTTGTGCATTGCGTTTCTGTTCCAGTATCAAGATCCGGTGTTGGGCGCTCGCCAGTTAATTGCCTTGTCGTTTAACGACCGCTGGTTTTTGGCCAGCCAGGGTGCAAATTCGGGCAACAAAGCCCTTAATTTGATTGCCGGCAATTCCGTTGTAGGAACGAACACGCTGTACGGCACGGATACCCAGGGAAACATTTACCGATTGTTTGCCGATACCACCACGGCCATTAATTTCAAATGGCAGACCCCGCTTTTTGATATGGAGCACCCGGAAGAAGATAAACAATGGATGCGGCTGGGCGTTGGCGCGCAATATGCGACCGCCACAAGTTCTGCGCTTACCGTTTACGCCGACACCGAAAATTCTACGACGCTATACAATTTTGTTTCGGCGTCAACGCTTGTATTTAGCGGAACGGGTAATATCCAGTTTCAGGGGGCGGGCGCTCAGAACATTTATTGGACTACCATCGGCTATACGCTGGCTATGGCCAATGTTTCCGGTTTTGGTAAATACATTGGCGCGACCATTTCGGGGTCGGGCGTAGGCGTGGTGTTTACGCTTTCACTTATGGAATACATCTACAGGGCACTTTGGTAATGGCTAATTGGACACTACCGACTACGTTTGCAACCTTGAGCGGCAACCAGCCCGCCAGTTTGCTGGACAATAATTTTAGCGCATTGGCGACCCAACCCGTGTTTATTGCCAACATGGTGGGCACCAACACGCTGACGGGCACAACCAGCCCCCTGACGTTTGCGGCTTATTCGCAGGGGATGGAATTTATTTGGGTTCAACCCAACACCAACACGGGGGCAACAACCCTTCAGATTAACAGCGTAAGCCCGGTCCAGGCGGTGACCAAGAGCGGCAGCACGCCATTGATTGCCGGGGATTTAGTGGCAGGCACGCTGTATCACGCGACTTATGACGGCACTCAGTTTCAGTTGAGTTCTTCTGCCGGGAGTGGGGGCGGCGCAACCGGTGGCGGTATTGACTCCGTTTTTTATCTGAACAGCTTGATCGTGACCACCAGCTACAGCATTCCTTCAGGTAAAAGCGCCATGTGTACAGGTCCGATTACCGTTAATGCAAGTGTAACCGTAACCGTGCCGTCCGGCAGTAAGTGGGTAGTGTTATGAGTGTTCTTATTAATGCCAGCACAACGACGGGGACTGTCATTTCTTCCGATTTGTCGGGCAACATTAAACTCCAGTACAACGGGGTAGATGCGCCTGCGTTTAGTGTTTATCAAAGTACGC